TTACTTTTTTGGATCCTTTACGGGAACGTCTACGTTTACCTCCGATTTGGCTACCGCCTTTTTGGGATTTACGGGAACGTCTGCGAGAACGTTTTTTAGATGATTTTTTGCTTCCTTTACGGCTTGCTTTTTTGCTTCCTTTACGGCTTGCTTTTTTGGATGCTTTACGGGAACGTCTACGTTTACCACCTTTTTGGGATTTACGGGAACGTCTTTTAGATGATTTTTCGCTTCCTTTACGGCTAGCTTTACGGCCACCTTTTTTGGATGCTTTACGGGAACGTTTGCGAGAACTACGTTTAGCTCCTTTACGACCTTTGTAGGTACCACGTTCTTTAGTTAGATATTCGTTAACAAATTTAAGATCTTTATTGGCGTTAACTAGTTTCATTAAACCAACCATGTTAACTTCGCTCTCTTCAGAAGTTTCTCCTTTTTTAATTCTTACAGAGAAGCTATCTTTATCTGTTTCTCTAACATTAATGCTTTGGAAATCTTCGTCACCTACTTTTTTTAGGAAATGGAAAGATAATCCTTTTTCACCATCAATGATGTCGTACTTGCAAACATGTTTGACACCATCTTTTTTGTAAGAATAATCGTTATTATGACGATAGGTTACAGTACTCATATATAGTACAGTAGAAAAATATTATATTATTTTTTTACTTTAAAAAAATATAATATTTTTAAACTAATTTTCTAAATTATTATATATTATGGGAAATAGTGTCGACATGGGTTTTTTTGAAATGTTAATTTATATTTTAATACCATTCGCAACAATCTTTATGAGGATTTTTAGACTAAACGGGTCTCTAGATAAATTATGGCTTTTTCTATTTTTTGCTCCACCGTTCTCTATAATTCATGTATTAGCTGCGAAATGGGGTTGGATTGCACCAGGTAAAGGTGGTTCACCAATAGATATATATATGTGGATACCAATTGTAACTCGTGTAATATTATTATTTATTTTAACGAATTTTCCAGGAAGTTCGTTACTATTTAAATTACTTATAACAACAAGCTCTTTACTTTTTGCAAATATGTTAAGACTTGTAAATAAGAGAAAGTGTACATCTGAAAACTCAAGCACATTTGGTTTATTACAAAAATCATTATATGATGCATTTTTACAATACGGATGTGCTCTTCTATCACCAATTATTATTAAATATTTACCAATTATCGGTCCGGTAATTAAACTTTTAGCTAAACTACCACTTATAGGAGGATTTATAGAATTATTACTATGGATTTGTGGTTATGCATTTATGTATATATTAATTAATTTATATGATGGTAATTTTACTTATAACGATGCTGAATTTTGTGCAGGTGGTATAGGATGGTTTAAACATATATTGAGTATTATATCTATTATAGTATCTATTATGATTGAATTAGGGAAATTAGTATTTTAAATAAAAAGTTAATTTTCTAATATATCAAATAATTTACTTAAAGCTTGTTTAGAATATTTCCATATTTTGGGTTCTTTTGTATAATGTTTTTTTATTTCATTACTTGTCATAAAACAATGTCCTTTGTAAATTCTATTTTTTAATTTATTATTATTCCACATAGTATCGTCCAAATCTATTTCTCTTTGAGAATTATTAAATGGATATTTGTTAATCTTTATAGGTCCATTCCATCTTGGCATTTTATTTGACGATAAAATCAAATAAAATGTAAAATTTGATTGATCGTGTGATAAATAAAATAAATTTTTACAAAGTTGTTTTATTGTTTTATGTGTCATATTTAAATGATCTTTCTTAAATTTAACTTGTGATTCTTCCATTATTTCTCTAACAGCGCCATATTGTAAGGACATATCATATTTTTCTAACATACCACCACCAATTGCCAAGTTACCTTTACCACGTTTCATTCGTTCACTTCTTTTTTGAATGAGATAATGAAAATCATTTTTAATAGGATTATGCCAAACAATAACACACGAAGTATTGGTAATAGTTTTATAATTTCTTAATAAAAGATTTTCGTAATTTGGATTTTGTGCTATAGCATAATTAAAATTATTCAACAGTCGAGTAAAATATATCATTAAATTAAATGAGAATTTATAAATGTAATACAATTGTCACAAATAAAAGCAATTAAAATTCTATTTATTAACATAATGAAACAAATATTTACATGCTATTGGGGTGGATATTTTAAAAATATTAAGGAATATCCACAAACCTTAGATATGATACCAGAATTCGTTGATGTAGTTATACTAGCATTTGTTGGACCAATACAAAATTCAACAGTCGAAACAACTTTTTTATGTTCAATATATTCTGCTGAACAAATTAAAGAATGGATTAATATATGTCATAGTAAAAATATCAAAGTATTTTTTAGTATATTAGATACACCTGAAACACACTGGGATCAAATCGATTTAACAAAATTTGCAAAATCATTAAAAGTCCTTATGGATGATTGGAATATAGATGGGATTGATATTGATGCAGAATCTGATATGCCATCTGAATGTTATGTTGAAAAATTTATAGAGTTAGCAACATGTATTAAGAATGAAATAAAAACTTTACCACTAACTTATACATGTTATACTGGTACTGAAGGACCAGATGGAGAAATATTAAAAGCAATAAAAGACAAGCTAGAATGGATTCAATTAATGGCATATTTTGATACATTTGAAGGAATGGTAGATTTGTATAATGATTATAAAACAATAATGAGCGATGATATTGTAATTGGTGTTAAAGCAGGTAGTGATATTACACCAATTGAAGAAGTTGCGAAATTATGTTTGTGGAATAAGAACAAAAAAGGTATAATGTTATGGACAATTAATAGAGATACACCACAATATACATATAATAAATTACTATTATGGACAAATACTATTAATTTTAATTTAAAAAATTTTACATTTTTAAACACATCAAATTATATTAAAAATATATTCTGTATAGATTTATTTACTTGTATAAATTCTTGTTTACCAATAAAATATAATTAGTTTATTTTAATTATACTAAATCTTTTTTTATGTAAATAGAGTATTTATGTTTCATAATAAGAATGTTATGAAAAAACTTGCATCAAGTTTTAGAAAAAAAAAGAGTACTCCTGTTCGTTCAAATGGCGATCAATACTTTTATATTACAGAATTTGAACAAACCACGGAAAAAGAATGTCTAGATTTTGATAAATTAAATGAACAATTGTACTTTAATAATTTAAAGTTATTTAATGACACTAATAAGAAATTAGCAAATACACCATTTAAATTAATGGAGAATCCCCAACCTCATCCAAGACCTAATAATTATGAAAGACTTTACCTGTGGAGACAACGAAATGTTAAATTAAGTGTTCATGACCAATCTTTAGCTATACTATACTTGTTATCTAAAGGTATTAATATCAAGTTTCCAGATTCACAAACGGATGGGATTGAACCATTTGAAGTAATTAAAATAGCAGAAACGATTGCTTTGGAAAAAAGCGAAAATATGATGCGAGTCGTTATTGATTATTTATCTAGTATGAAACTAGATAATATCGAAGTCATAGAACAAAACAAACAAAAACAACATTTTTTACCACAACAAGAACATAATCCGTGTAATACAGAATTACAATGTTCTAATCCTGAACATCATACTATAAAAAAAAAAGTAAATTTTTATGAATCACGTTCTCAATCTCTAAATAGTTTATATCCGACTTTAGATGATGATGAAGGTGAGTATCAATACCAAAGACGGAATTCAATTGCTACAGGCTTACACCATGCTGATTCATCTCGTCCGATTGCGTCGGCTCCTCCTCCAGAATATAATACTAAATTTTAATTTAATTAAAAATTCGTTTTACATTTAATATTCCAATATGTTTTTTACATTTATTAGCAACTAAATCATTATTTTTTATATTTAATTTTGATATTAATATATTTATAGAATTCATTTTTTCGTATTCTATATTTAAACCAATATTTTTAACAGATTCTTTTTTTGTATTAGGAATAGTTTTATTGTTAGAATCAATATTTATATATTTTAAACCAAAATGAATTGCTCTATCAACTAGATCAGGATCTTGATAACCCATTGGATAAAAGAATTCATTATAACCTCCAAGTTTTATAAAGTTTTCTTTGGATAAAGAAATTCGTCCAGTATTACCAGAACCATATATATTTTGACTTTGAGATATTAAAATATCATCTCCATTTTTTTCAAATATATCTAATAATAAATCTCCACCATTTTTTCCTATATAATTATCACAATCTAAATTAACAACATATTTACCAGTAGCTAACATGTGTGCGGTATTTTTAGCAATAGATGCATGCCAATAAAGTAATTCATCTGTCCGATAGTATTTTAATTGTCCTGATTCTAAATACTTTGACAGATTAGTAACAATAAAATGGTGTAATGTGTCTACAGTATTGTAGTCAACTAAAATAAAATCTATTAGACTGTTAGAATTATCTAATAGATTGGTTGGTAATGTACATATTATTTGGTCTATTCTATTCATACAGGTGCTACAAAAAGATAACAACATAACTATAAATACTATACTAATTATAGTATTTATAGCTTTAGTGTTATTCTGGGATACACAAGTTGGTGTTGAATTATGGCCTTGAGTGTGAGAACACTCACGGCGGCAATTCCCACCAACTCATCTGTAGAGTACCGGAGATGAGTGATCTCCTGCATCTTGGAGATGACCGCGTCCTTCTCGCCCGATATCACAACTGCCACTTTTTTAGTGGCATCGTCGTTAATGGGCGTGGGTTGACCGGGGTCCGTGATGGCAGTGAGATTTTCCACCTTCTGATGGTATATCCACCAGGTCTTTCCCTTTTGGGGGGTGGTGTATCGAAGGTTGAGCTCACCCGTCAACCCGGCCTCCTCTTTCAACTCGCCGATAGCACATTCAATAGGATCACGCGTTTCCACGTGACATGTGCCGGTGATGGCAACTTGCACATCAGTTCCATAGTTAACACACAAGACATAGTGCGTATCCGGGAGGGATGACAGCAAGGCGCTGATTGGTACCTGATAGCTCGATGCTACCAAGTTTCGGTGTTCAGTCACAGAGGAGGGGTCGACTGGACCTCCATGGACTGCTTTGTTGTAGCTTTTGCTACCACGTTCAAACCGTTTGGTATGTAGTACATTCCAAGGCGTGGGGGGACACTTGAGTGTCCGGTTATATCCAAGTGGCGATGACGATGTCATGCTTATTCTTTCTTATACTACATAAATGGTGTAAAAAAATCAATTTTTATTTTATATTACCATAATCCGTTCCCTCCTTTCTAATAATCATCATTTTATACACAAAGACAAATTTATCAATATATAGGTCCATTTTTAATTTATTCCATAATTTATCGTTATAATTCATTCCTGCAAAATGAACAATAAAATCATTAGGAATCCAATTAGCTCTATTATAAAACCCATTTAAAGTTTGATGGACATTCGGTTGTTTTAATACTTGTGTAATATCTAAATAACTATTCATTTCAAATTGTGGGATAATTTTAATTTTATCTCTAATATCTGGATATTTATTAATAAAGTAAATAATAGTAGGTTGCTCATAAATTCCCATTGGTTTATATGGTTCTGTTAAATTATATCGTTCATTATTGTCACCATATGATAATACTTTGTCAATAAAATCTATTGTTTCGGGACAATTACGCCAAATAATATTACCTGTATTTAAACTATTATAATCAGTTGTAATTAATAGCATATAACTATCTAGATCATATTTAACTATTAAATCCGAAATACGTTGATCACGATTAGTAATAATAACATCTGCGTCACTTGTAAAAATATAATCATATGATTCTATTACTTTTCTTAGTTTATATAATTTCATCCAACCTTTATTTCTTGGATATCGATTATCTGGTATAATATCAAAAATAAAATCATAATTGTGAAACTTGCAATAATTTTTTTTTACATGAAAAGCTTTTTCATATTTATTAAAATAGGAACCATTTGAAACAACAGTTAATAATCCAATTTTTTTTGTTTCGAATGTTACTGTTGGAATATTAATTTTTAAAGTATCAATTAGATTATTATGTTGATTTATTCTAGACTGAATTCCGCCTATAATTTTATCATCATATAAAATAAAACTAGATGCTACGATAATATCATTATCTTTGGTTACATCATTATTAATTCTAGATGTAATAATTTGAAAAGTAAAAGAACGTTCCAAATAATGACTATCTAATAAATTATTTTTAATCAAGTATCCTAAATATAAAGCATACTCGGAACATTTTTTTTCTAGAATCAGACTATTTACATCAAAGTCAGATAACATACGTTGAACCAACTCCGACACGAATACAAACGGTGTTTGATTAGGTGTCTTATTTATTTTAATATCTAATATTTCTTCTACTCTATTAATCCATTTATCTCCTTTATCTCGAGTTATATAAAATGCTTTATTATTAAAGAAAAAAGAAGAATTACATGGTTTACAAAAATAAAGGTCAGCGTCTAAAGTAATATAATATTCAGTATCGATTTTATCTACAATCAATAATTTTAATAGCATTTGCAAGTAATAAGTAAGATATATATTAGTAGTATCAATTAAATTCATTTCATCTACAATTTCGATATTTAATGCTATTATATCTAATTTTGTTTTTTGTACATATAAATAAAATAATTCAATGTCATTACTATTCATAATCAGATATATTTTAGCTAGATCATTCAAGTCGAAAAAATGTAATATAGAAGGAAATAATATAGTAACAGCTAATTCAATATCTTTCCCTGTTGCTAATGGTAAAACAAATGTTGTTTTCATTATATATATTATAGATGCCAGTTTTTGCTTAAATAAATACATACAATAAAATAAAGAAAAATAAAATAAAACAAAACAATGGTTCATTCAGTCGGAATCGGAATCGGAATCCGGGGCTGCATTGAACCACTTGCTCCCGCCCTTGCGAGCGCAGGGAGCCTCCCACTCCAGGTCATCATCAGAATCAGACTCTGAATCAGACTCATCGACCGGTGGAACAAAATCATCCTTGTAGAAGGATGCTTTTGTATACCGGGCTGGGGCAGCGTTGTCCGCAAGCGATTGCTGACGAGGCGTCAGCTTCTTCCCCTTCTTCTCCTTCTTTGTTGAAGGTGAAGAGGGAAGAACCGCCTTGGCCTCCTTCAGAGCCTCATCGGCCCTCTTTGCCTTGGCTGCCTTCTTCGCATCCTTGGCAGAGAGCTTGGTCGTGACAGCCGCCTGGGTGACTCCACTCGTGACCGAGCAGAACCCATCAGCGTCAGGGGCTTCAGCCAAGGCTTTGGCTTCGGCTGCCATAGCCTTGGCCTTTGCGAAGGCCTCCTCTTTGACCTTGAGCTCCGCCTCTGCTTTGGCTGCAAGCTCGGCCTCCTTCTTGGCCTTGAGCTCCGCCTCTGCTTTGGCTGCAAGCTCGGCTTCGGTCAGAGGTGCGGGGAGGGCAGCCACCGCGGGCCTCTCAGCCTGTGCGGCATAAGAGAAACCACTGGCCGGGGGTGCGTATTTGGCACAACCAGCAGGGCCAAGCTCCGCCACTCTCTGCATTGCCTCCTCCTCGCTGTACACCACCAGGCCTGTCGGCTTGGTTGTTTGCGAGAGGGAGGGCATTGAGGACAGGTCCGGCACAATGTTCGCCACCGCAGTCGAAATGGAGCTTGTGCGGCTCGGGATGGGAGTGAAACCAGTCACCGGCACACCCGGGCGGGAGAGGGCCAAACCAACTTCGAGACGCTGAACCAGCTGCTTCAGCTGGTTCTTCTTCTTGCGCATGGCTAGTTCCTCATCCTTTCCAAAGGCCCACTCGCCGTCCTGGCATTCCTGCAACTTGGT